AATTTTTACAATTTAATTTCTAATTTTTATAAAATAACAAATATTCCCATGATTTTAAATACATCTTTCAATATTAAAGGTGAACCAATTGTAGAAACATTTGAGGATGCTCTAAATGTATTTTTTAATTCAACTATAGATGCCTTATACTTGCCAGAAATAGATAAAGTTATTTTGAAATAATATATATTATTATGAGATATATAATTTAAAAATATGGCATTTCAAACTATTTGGTATTTCAGTGATCTACCAGAAGACGTAGTAGATATCATTGAACGAGATCTAACAGAAAAATTTGAAGAGCAAATGGCAGACTCCAGACTGCACGGAGATTCTCTAAACAAAGATAAACGAAACTCACAGAATGCCTGGATTCCTACTCATCATTGGGTGGGTGGATTCGTATGGCATTATATTCAAAGAGCAAATCGTGAAAACTTCCTGTATGACCTTCGTTGTATTGATGGAGAATCAATGCAGTTCACAAAGTATGAAGCGGGACAGTTCTATGGTTGGCATAATGACGCAGGACTTGCAACTCAATACAAACCTGTAAGTGTTGGTAATCGTCAGGATGGTCTCGCACAAGACTTCTTGAACGAGAACATTGAACTTGTTCGTAAACTTTCATTTGTGGTTCAACTTTCACACGAGGATGACTATTCTGGAGGAAATCTACAACTTTTAGCAGAAGATGGTAGTTCCTATATTGCACCTCGTAAAAGGGGAACTGTGATTTTATTTGATTCTAGGACAATGCATAGGGTTCTTAAAGTTACAAAAGGAACCCGTAAGAGTTTGGTAGGTTGGACGTGTGGTCCACGTTGGAAGTGAGGTAGAAAATGGCAGAACAAATGACAGAACTGCAACTGATGATGCAGGAGCGGCAGAACACTGGTACTGCCTGGACACATAATGAATCGTTTGAAAAAAACGGATACCTAGTTCTTAAAGACCTATGGGATCCTGAAGAACTTTATCACCCAGTTCCACCAGAGCGTGGACAACTGAACTGGTGGGGTAAGAAGATGGATCAGTTCACATACACTGAAGTAGAACAACAAGTTGAAGGTTCTTTGGCTCGTTATTGGCACCCACAATACCGTGAGATTCATTGCGGTATTCGTATGAAACTGGAGAAAGAACTGGGTCGGAAACTTTATAATACTTATTATTATGATCGTTACTACTTCCCAGGACAAGAATTGTCTCGTCATGCAGATCGTGATGCTTGTGAGATTTCTGTAACTGTTCATATCAGCACGAATTTAACTGGAGAGGATGCTGACTGGCCGATCTGGATTAAAACTCCTGATACTTATGCGGATAAAAAGAAGACTCAAGTTCTAGTTCCTGGTGAGAACCGTTTTGTGATTCTCAAAGCAGGTGATGGAATGGTTTACAAAGGTTGTGAACGTCCTCATTGGAGAGATCCGATGCCAGGAAAAGGTGATAATTTATACTATCATCAAATCTTTTTTCACTATGTCCTACAAGATGGACAACGTGCTCATTGTGCTTGGGATCGTGCATCTTAAATTAGTATAAATAACTAAAAAGATTATAAGATGACAAAAGCACGAGACATATCTCGTTATGGTTTAGGTGTTGGAATTCAGTCTGCTGGATCTGTTATTTCTGGAGTTGGCGTAACCCAACTCAACTTTATCGGTGCTGGCAATACCTTTAGAGTTGATGGTGGAACTGTTGATATTAGTATTCAAGGTGGTGGTGGAGGAGTTTCTACCACTGGAATTCTGTCTTGTAGAGCTGTTGCAAACTCTTCACTGATTTTTGAAAGTCTTGAACTTGGTGACAGTTTTAATCAAGGCACAAATTATGCAATGATTGGACCAATTACTGTGATCGGATCTGGAACCACAGTAACAGTTGGTGCTGGTGTATCCTACGTAATCATTTAAAGGAGGAATTATGTCAGTACTTAGAGTTCAACAAATTGCAAATGAGGCAGGCACTGGTGCTGTAGAGTTTACAAAAGGTGCAACATTCCCAACAACTCAAACTTTGGGTGATGAGTTAGTAATAAATACCACTGGTATTGCAACAGTTACGACTTTAGTTACATCTGGTATAAATGTAGTTGGTATTATGACTGGTACTTTTGTTGGAAATGGATTTAATATCACAAGTCCACCAGGAACTCCAATTGGTGTTGTTATTGGTCAACATTTAATCACCTAAGGAATAATCATGCCATCACAAATTAGAGTCGATACTATTACAGATTTGAATGGAACGGGTGCAACTCAACTTACTTATGGTGCAACATTACCATCAGGATCTAGATTAAATGTACAAGGTAATGTTAATCTCACAGGAATTTCCACTGTTGGATTATTATCAGCAACAAATGCAAATGTAAGTGGTATTGTAACAGCAACAACTTTTGTTGGTGATGGATCTGGATTGACTGGTGTTCAATCAGCAAGTTCATCAAAATCCATTGCACTTGCAATTATAGGTGGTTAATTATGGCAAGAATTAAGGTTGATTCAATTACCGACAGAAATAACAGTGGACAACCAACACTCACTTATGGTGCAACACTACCATCAGGATCTAGATTAAATGTCCAAGGTAACGTTAATATTTCTGGAGTATCTACTGTTGGATTGTTGTCAGCAACAAATGCAAATGTAAGTGGTATTGTAACAGCATCAACTTTTGTTGGTGATGGATCTGGATTGATTGGTGTTCAATCAGTAAGTTCATCAAAATCCATTGCACTCAAAACAATATTGGATCCTTTACCATTTAGATCATGAATATTAAGACTAATTCTGTTGTAGGTAACGATGGAAACAGTGCAATTCAACTTACTTATGGTGCAACACTACCATCAGGATCTAGATTAAATGTACAAGGTAACGTTAATATTTCTGGAGTATCTACTGTTGGATTATTATCAGCAACAAATGCAAATGTAAGTGGTATTGTAACAGCAACCTCCTTTATTGGTGATGGATCTGGACTATCAATTACAACAGTTTCTGTTTCCAAATCCATTGCACTTAAATATATTATCTCAGATCCTCCTTTGAGGTCTTAAACCTTATAAATAACTAAACCAAAACTTATCATATTTCAAAAACATGGCAGCTCCAAATATTGTCGGTGTAACTACTATTCTTGGCATTACCACATCTCAACAATTGGGAACTACTGCAACAACAATTCTTAGCAATGCTGCAAATAGTGGAAAAGTATATAAAATCAACCTTGTCAGTGCTGCTAATGAAAGTGCCGCAACTGCAACCGTTACTGTAAGATATAACGATACAGCTGCTGGGGCAGGTTCAACTATTTCTATTTGTAATGGTATTGATATTAGCACCAAATCTACTCTCGTTATTATTGATAAGGCATCTTCTTTCTATCTAGAAGAAAACAGATCACTCACTGCCTTAAGTGGAACAGCAAGTGCAATCGATCTAATCATTTCATACGAATCAATCTCAGCATAAAAATAGAGGAAAATATTCATGGCAGATTTAAACGCACTTTATTCTTATCAGGGTCAAGAACCAAGACCACTTCCTCATGAAATTTCTTACACTGAAAGTTGGGGAGCAACTACCTTTAGACAAGGTGTAGAAACTTTTACTGATGAAGAAATAGCAAAGGCAGGATATACAGGACCATTCACAAAGTCAGAATTTGATGCGGAAGTTGAAACTCAAGCATGGAGTTCAGAAGAACAAGATTGGATTACAACACCAATTCCAGATGAATTTTTTTGGGAAAGATTAAGAGCAGAAAGAGACTATAAACTTGCAATTTCTGATAGAACTCAACTTGCAGACGCACCTTTAACGAGTGCTAAAAAAACTGCATGGGCTACTTATCGTCAGGCATTAAGAGATCTTCCTGCAAATACCGAAAATCCAAGAGAAGTTACTTGGCCAGTTCAACCGGAGTAAAAAATGTCTGTCTTTAGACCCAGAAATTTAAATATAAGACTCGTAGGAACTGCCGGAACAATTGGGGGAAGTCCTGGTAATAGTGGTCAAATAGGACCAAAAAAAACTCCATATTGTTTACCTTGCGGAAAACCACCAGGAGCTATAACTCTTGGATGTAGATATTTTGGTGGAGGTGCAAGTTGTTGCTCTGGAAGATTTAAATTGAAGGAATCTTTTTGCGGGGCCCTTGAGTGTTGTTTTTGCTTGCCG